CCGGGATTTATTAAAGCTTTGAGCTGGGGCTTGCTGGCCCAGTGGGTGCCAGGTGCGCCTGTCCTCAAAGTCTTTGAGAGGTGAACCGTAGTTGACGGGAGATATGACGCGGGGCAATCGGGTGTGATTAGCGATGTCAGTGGCATCGCGCCTGCGTCTTGATTTTTTCGACATCTCCCCCCCTACGGTGTCACCTAGCACAGTACACATCAAGTGAGTGTACTGTGCTGGGGACTGACGCGGCTACGCCTTGTCTGGAACCGGAGCTTTCTGCTCCGGTTCTACATTTGGTTTCTCTTGCTTGAACCGTTTTGATCTATTTTCCCTGACCTGGTGTTCCAGAGCTTCAATATTTTGATCATGATCGAAATCCATTTCGTAAGGTGAGGACGGATCATAGTCATCTCCAATTTCAAAGTCGTCGGCTTCTTCGAAAGACTCTTGGCCTTGCATTTGAGCTTGACGGCTAAATTCGCCTTTTACTAGGCGCATAATTTGTTCGTTTAGAGAAGGAGGGCGCCGGAAGTTAACCGGCGCTGCTACTGGCTCGTTAGATACAATTTCGTGACCACGTTCGTTTAACATGTTGACTCCTTAGTAGATGTATGAATTTCCTGTTGGCGCAACAATTCGACGTGCCTGGATAGAATGATTAGCCATAACCCAAAGAACGTCTTCTGATTGAACCGCATTGATCCTCTTAGTCGGGATAGACTTAATAAAGTCTGCGTTAAGTGCGGGTTCTGAAGCAAATATGCGAGCCATGTGCCAGTAATCCAGTTGATCTCGGAACTCGCCCGCGATTGTAGATTCTGTACGACGGTACTCGTCATATCGGTCTTGGTATCCGAAGACACCATTAGGGTTAGCTGCTGCTGCATATAATTCCTTACGCAATATTTCTTGTTGACCAATGTGTTGAAGTTCCTTTTGAAAGAAATCTTCTTTAGTGCGGCGGTTCCATGTTCGAGGAAGGCCCTGTGAGTAAATAGTTTTAGGTTTCACTGATAGAACTGTAATGACATACCCGTGTTCTTCAAAGAATCGTCGATAACGATTGGAACGCAAAGCTCCAATACCATGTCCTTTGAGAGCACCAACCTCGCCGAGTGGCTCGTCTTCTGAATCAACAGATTGTCCGGTTTGAAGGACTTCTGAGAACTGAATAGTTTGTTTACCTCCTCCGAGATACTCTGGGCGCTGCAAGCGAGCGTCGGAAGACTTAACACCAAGATAACGAAGATACTCTGTATAGCGTGAGCCATAACGTGCGCGGGCCTCCTCATATCGTTGAATAGCGAAAGCTTCGCGGAGATCGTTGATAGAAGCGGAAGTAGCGTTAGCTAAATCTGCACGAATATCTGGGTAACCTGAAGTGCCATCCTGCTCAATAAGAATACTAGTATCGAAAGAAGCGGGGTTCACTTCCTTGGAAGTAGTATATGTACGGGTTGCTCCATTAGATTCGCGGGCTGGAGCGCTAGCAGTAGCAAATACGCCATTGATAGTGCCAATCCCAAGTACAGGAGCTGAGTCACCAAGTGGAACAGTAACTTCTGGACCTTTTTGAGTCCAAGGTCTTGCCGATGTAAAATAATCTTTCTCCCATGCTACGTTTTGTAGAAGTGTTGAAGTTGTTGAATCTGCGCCTGCTGCTTTTGAAATAGCAAGTTTAGTTTGAAGGTCCTGATCGCGATACCACTCGTTCCAAATTAACGCGTACGCACGGAACGGTAGAGCAGAAACTTCTAGAGAATTAACTCCAGTGGGAACACCTAAATAATCAGCAAGAGAACCAATGGCTGCACCGCCAGAACCGGGCATGGTTATGGTTGGAAATGCAGAAGCGTCCATACCGTCAGGGCCACCAGTAATAAAGTCTTCCCAATTTTCCCAGACAATGCGGTGAGGGACAAACCAATGATGGATACGAACATGAACGGGATGCATAACGGGAGCAAGAAGAGGAGATACGCGGCATAGAGCAGAGGTAGCTTGTTGAATAGTGTCTCCAGGTAATACCTCCGTAAGACCGATGGGGACTAGCTCACCCATATCGCATGAAAGTAATTTGTAGTTCGATAAAGAGAATTTACTACGTTTCACAGTGATTTCCTTTGATTAAATATTTTTGACTTAGCTTCGATAGCTAGGATTTGAGGTTTGTGTTTATCTGTCAATATCTTTTGTAGCGATTTGTTTTTGTTTTCCTCCTTTTGTAACTCTTCCGTGAATGTTGCGAGCATTTGCACTTGGAATTTGAGTTTCGCTTCATCAGTAGCTCCAGTTTCCTTGTAGCCTAGTTGCTGGCGAATTTTAGATCTGAGATATCGGCCAAGGGGAAGGTCCTTACCACCATGTTTTAGGTTAAACGGTACATCGCCATTACGATCAATAGAATTACAGCCATAATCAGTAGTGAGTACGTCAGCAACCTGAGGCATAGCATTAGCACCGATACCAGGTCGATTCGACATTCTAGCAAACTCCGGATGGCGGCCATTAAGTCGTGGATCATAAATAGAAGTCATTTTTTTTGTGACATACCCTGCAATGTATTGCGCTGAATCTTTAGTAAGGTCTCCAGTATATGTAAAGCCTTTTCCCCATGTGTCTTCAATAATTTTTGAGTACTCGAGTCCAATTCCGAATAGCGCTACGTGATAATGCGGTCTCTGAGTGTTGTCACCATACTCGCCACATAAATAGAATCTAATGCGAGTTGGTTCGATTTTTTTTCGAAGCCGTTTAAGCCAAGTTTGTGCATCTTTGGGGACAAGAGTATTTCCTTCCGGAAGGTTTTCTTTGTTATACGTGAGAGTGACGAAGCATGAATCCGAGGAGACGGCTTGTTCTAAGAGTAGCCTGTGAGTCCAGGTGCGACGTCTGTTAAGTAAGCATGGCATGCACCGTCCACAAGGGACGGGCATGCTAGCTCCTACGAGCCAAGGTTTTTTGCAAAGCATTTACATCCTAAAGCCAATACGGTTGACCAGTGATGTGCGGCGGCGGCGTCCTCGAGTAAAACGACGACGACGGGGCATTCTTCTTCGACCACGAGATCTACGATAGCGCATATTATCTTCCTTTATAGTTTGGGTATGATTTTCTTAAGTCTCCATAGCCATAGAAACGGTTACGGAGATTAGACCAGGGGTACGATTTAGAACCTTTAGATGGGTACCATTCCTGTTTAGAGCCTGAATAAGACCAAGAATTATAACCTTTAGGGAGCGGGTTTTGCGGTGCTCCTTGACCTGAGAAATTAGGCATAAGGGAGTTTCGCATTCTCCACATAAGTTTTCCGATCATATCGTCTTCAAGGGATTCTGAAAGACCTTCAGGGATCATTGGGGCGAGACCTGTGTCGGTACGGGAATAAGAAACGTCGGGTCTCCAACCTGCCTCTTGTGCTGGACGTCCTGGTTGCGATGCAACACGTTTAGATGGATCTATTTTTACAAGAGGGCTGTTTCCTTGGCCAGGGATGAAAGCGGTAGCGTCATTACCCGAGGGCATGGGCGGTGTTGAGAGAGATAAATTTTTGAGCTGACTTGCACGAATTTGATTGTCTAGGGCTTTGCCTTCTACGTCGGCTTTAGCCGATGCTAGTTGTAATGCAGAAAGTTCCCTTTCTTGCTGAGTCTTCGTGGCAGAGATCGCTCTACCAATGTTTTGGCCCATGTCTGAAATAGCATTACCCATCGGAGAAGAAGAGTCTGTCTGGACCGAGACGGGGGCGAAACTGTGAGTGTTAGCACCAAGAGCATAAAGAGGGTGGATACCAGCGGCCTTAGCATCTGCTACTTTCCAGCGTATGCCTGATTGCGCGAATTCGCGCTGCATAGCTATGTTGTCGGATGCTATATCGCGTGGTGCTTGATTGGCATCGCTTTGAGATTTTTGGCCTAAAAGGCCACCAACTACTGAACCTATACCACCTATGATTGCGCCCAATGGCATATTATTTTTTCCTTTTGCATGAGATTGATGAGTATTCGTTACGTTTAGGGGGCTTCTGTCCCGTTCTGCCAGTCTTTTTTAAGGCGTGTAGTACCTCCCTACGTTGCTGGCGTCGAACGCATAACAGAACCGATTCTGGTTCGTCAAATGCGAGAATAGCGCGTGTCTGTGATGGGAATTCTCTGACATGCGCGAATCTATCTCGATTGAGCGGTGTTTTTTTTACCGGCCTATCGATTACCGTTAACCGATGCCGGGATTTATTAAAGCTTTGAGCTGGGGCTTGCTGGCCCAGTGGGTGCCAGGTGCGCCTGTCCTCAAAGTCTTTGAGAGGTGAACCGTAGTTGACGGGAGATATGACGCGGGGCAATCGG